GAAAACGTCTTAACAATCTTGAAAAGATTTATATTGCTGAATCGCTAAAAGATAAAAATAAACAAGATAAATGGTTTATGGGCATTATTGAACATCGCATGAAACAAGAGAAAACTAAACTTTCACTACTAAAAATTGGAACACATGGCTGCTAAAAACTATGGACTGGATAAAAAGCAAATAGCACTTTGTGAGGCTATGATAGCAAAGTATCCAAAAGGAATTAAGACTAATAATGTTGTATCCTCCGCATCAACACTTGTATCGTTTTACAATTCCAAAGATGAAAGAAACAAACAATTTTACCAGTATATGAATCCAGAAAGAATGGTATCTTTGTTATGGCAGGTAGTTAAAATAAACAACGAGAAAGAGGATGTAAAAGAATCAGCCGTTAGATTATTGAATAAGTTGTTAGAGGATATAGTTGTTAATTAGTGTTTGTTGATGTTTAAGGTGTTTAAGAGGCGCAAGAGAGATACTTGCGCCTTTTTTATTCCCACACTACACCTTGCTGTACTGCGTAGTCTAAGATGCCCTTTGCGTGCGCTTTAGCAATACTCTGCTGCCAAGACAAATCAATCATTAATCCGGCATCAGAATAATTGGTAAAAAAGCCATTCTCCGACAACACCGCAGGCATTGACACATTGGTAAGCATAGTAAACCTTGCCTCCCTATCTAAATCACCATCTAAATAATCAGCTCTATGCACCCAGCCTGGTGTACTACTCTTTACCTGCTCCCCGATGCAAGTTGCAAGCAGATCCGCTTTCGTTTGTCCAGGTGATGTAAATATCTCCCATCCTCTGGCAGTTGTTGCTGCGGCAGCATTGCCATGAATAGAAACAAGTACAGAGTGTTTAGCTACAGATGCGTAGGAGTTGGCAAGTTGGCAGCGTTTATTCAATGTTGTGTCATTGATAGGCTCGTAGATCTTTTTGACTTGGAAGCCGTAGTCAAGAAGGTATTGCTCTAAATAGTTAGCTAAAGAGCGATTAAAAACTCCTTCAAAAAACCATCCATAGGAATGAAACTTGCCTGTGCGATGTTGGTAGCACTTGGAAGGATAGGTAACATATTTCTCTGGGCCCGTTCCGTTTCTCATGCCACCATGCCCGGCATCAAGGCATATTAAAAATTCATTTGCTTTCATATTTTATATTTTTAAGGGGAATAGAAATTAATCTACTCCCCTCGGCACTAAGGTAGCGATTCTGTCTGCGCCTATAATTTAAACCCGATGAGCGCAAAAGCTGCGCCTACGATTGATAATTTTGGAGGTAAAGTAACCGAAATTTCTTTGCTTCCGCATTCACGGCTTGTTTCCTTTATTTTATCCCAAATGATTTGAGCCAATTTAATGTACTCTCTCCATGTAAATTTCACCTTGTTTCCTTCCATAAAAACGTTTACCTCTCCGGCAAGTTCCGCTATGTTCATAGAATAACAAGCAATGTCACCTATTGGACTTTTGATTGTGTCTGCGCTTTTTAAAACCTCTTTTAAATTAGTCTGCATATTATTTGTTTTTAACGTCTGAAAAATCTTGATATTAATGTCCCTAATTCAACGCCAGTAATCCGCTTGATGTTTTCCGCCACGCTAAATAATTCTGTTGCAGAGATCATCATTGCCACCATGTAGGTTATTGGAAATGGGATTGAAAAGGTATTTTTTGCACCTTCAAAAATAAGAATGGCTACAAAGTAGATTACTATTTTTTCAGTAGTACGATAAAGTCCTTTACTGGTTATAATTTGATTTTGCTTCTTTGATGCCTTGATTCCCGTGATTGTGTCTGCAAAAACAACGGCAACCGTAAACAGCAGAAAGCCTTTGATAGGGATAAAGAACGAAGCAATGAAGCCGCAGCAGAGGGAGAAGGCAATGAACTCGTAGCCTTGATAAAAAAGTTTTAGTATTATTGATTTCATGTTATAAGTTTAAGACAAATATTGTAAAAGTGCCAGAAGAAGGATTTACTGAGGCACTACTATAATTGTTAAATCTAACTTTAACTGTATTAGTAGCTGATACCCAAGCAGTATAATTAGTATTTGCAGGTGCTGAACCATCAGGCACAGCTAATATTACCGGATGTGATACAGCTGCTCCGGTGTAAGATATTGTTAAATCGCTTGAACTTTGTGCGCTAGTGTTCGGGAAATCTAATGTAGCCAAAGTAAAGCCTCCTAAATTTAATGTACCGCTTGTTAAACTAAAACCACTACCTAAAGCTATTTCACCAATTGCATTACTACTATTTACACCAAGAATATGAGTTAAAGATGATGTTGTAGCCATTGTACCTATACTTGCACCGCCTGTTAATGTACTAAAACCAGTAACATTTAAAGCTGAACTACCATTTATATCTCCTGCAAATGTTTTAGCACCTCCAAATGTTTGAGTAGATGCAGTTACTACACCTGTTGTCGATGCCCCAGCATTAGCTATTGTAATATTAGGAGTTGTTCCTCCAGATGAAGATATAGGTAAACTACCTGTAACGCTTGTAACAGTTCCCGTTCCTGTTCCTGCTCCGATTGCCGTTCTAAAACTTGCAGCATCTAAAGCAGAAACCGTATTATCAGCGTTAAATCGAGGGAAAGTCACGGCAGATGGATTAGTAAGCATAAACATCGATTGTCCAATAGTTGTACCTCCTAAATCAAGTCTAATCCCTTCAGCAGTCCTTTGACTTACTGTATTATTTGCGTTATATCTAATAAAAGAAATTTGGTCAATGTCTGGTAAAGTAAATACATTAGCCCCTCTTACCGTTGCGCCTAAAGCCGTTCTTGCAGCAGATACAGTTGTTGCGCCTGTACCTCCGTTTGCTATAGCTAACGTGCCACCTAATGTAACTGCTCCGCTTGTTGCCGTAGATGGTGTAAATCCTGTTGTGCCTGCGCTAAAAGTTGAAACAGATGCGCCTATTGTTTGGGTAGATAACAATCCTGTTGAACTTGCAACTACCATCCTTGTTCCAGTACCTGCGAGCGCGCTAAATTGATTGTAATTGTAATCATTAATAAATGTACTATTTGGTATTGAATTTCCATCCCATCTCAATAATGATTGAGTTATATTTGAACTACTTGTAAATATTGGAAAGTACAAATTAGAGCCATTGCCTGTTATTGGGTTAGTAAGCTTTGTTTGATATGTCGCAGCTGCAACACCTGTTCGCAAATAATTTGTCAACATACTTGCCGTATCGCTGACCAACAAGGCAGCAGTTGTATCTCTCCATAATCCATCAGAATAAAATAAACTTGATTTTTCAACTGGTGAGGTAATTGCCACGTTGTGCAATTCGTTTAAACTATAACCCGATGCTACACGAATGGCAATCGTTCCATTATTTACATGAGAATTGATACAAAAGCCTATTGGCATATCAATGTTAGGAGCAACTGGTTCAACATCTGTCCAAACACCTGCCGTAGTTGGAGATGGGTAAAGGATTGCACCATCCGCAAAGGTATCGGTGTTGACTTGTCTTATTTTGCCAAAGCTAATAACATAGCCATCTTCACCATCTGTTAAATCATGAGCAGTTATTCCAAGCAAATACTTTGCATCTATTGTGCCATCGGCTATAAACTTTGCAACTGTTATTCTCCCACTTGCGCCAACCGTGCCATTAGCATACACGATGCTGCCTTTTGTAATAGTTGATCCTGTTTGATTCTTAACTAACCAAAAGTTTTTAAATCCTATTTCGTTTGGCACTTGGTCATACATTCCTAAAACCACCGTAGCTAAATCAGAATCCCATCGCATTTTAGCAGTGTCCACATTGTTTGGAGATACACTTGTTTTAAAAAATAATGAATCAACAGGCTGTGAAAAATTGTTGTTTACAATGACTGTATCGCTATTATTAAACTGCCATCCTCCTTTAGTCTTAATATAGCTAAATAAGACATTGTTAACTGTGTCAAATAAATGGTAGGCATTATTTAAAGTAGAAGGTTTTAAAGCCGTTGTATCGTTTGACCTTCCCCTAAAAACAAGACCATCTCCCGTAGTCTGATAACCAAGTCTCTGTTTGTTCCCCGTTGCTGGATACTGGGCAAAGGCAAAGGTGCAGGAGAGGAGAAGGAGAAAGGATAGTGTTTCTCTTTTCTTTGGAATCTTAATTTTGTTTATCATTTTACCTATGTATTTTCTTCCTAAACCAAGTGCCAGCTCTTGCACTAAAACACCTGCAACGCGCACAATGGCTTTTAAAAACTTTTTTTCTTTCTTTGGTGTAGGTATTTGTTCCATTATATAATTATAAAGAATATGATGTAATTAGAACCATCGTAATGTGTGACTGAATCAATAGTAATATTTGAACCAGCTACAGTATATTGACTATCAACTAATAATTGACCATTTTGGAAAACTAATATTTGTTGAGTAACACCCGGTAATACTCCTCCATTTTTTGTAACTGTGAGTATTGCAGTATAAGAATCAAGAAATTCTTCTGTAAATACTTTTGTTACACTATTATTTTGTGTAGTTGGTTCGCTGTTTGTTGGATTTATAGAACCTGTTCCTGCTACACCTCCAGCACTTCGATTTGATGTTCTACCAGAATCAAAATCCAAACCTCTTAATAAAACTGTTTTTTCAGTATATCCCATTAGCTTTGGTCTGTTATTTCTACAAATGTACCATTAACTATATCTGTCTTCAAATCTAAGGTAGCATTTTCCATTATATAGGTAACGCTATTATTTATAATTGCAAGGTGCGGAAACCAAGGATTATCTCTATCAAGTATTTGGAAATTCATTCCCACCATTTTTCTAACCGGAAACAACTGACCTTTAATAATTTCATTAACTAATAATTGATTAATGTTTTTTCCATCTCCTGTATTACCTACCCTCCAACCATTGCCATCAGTAACTTGCCATGTATTTGCAGTGTTTTTTACACGTATTGCACCAGGCGAACCAAGGGAAGGCCCATCTCCAAAAAATACACGTTTCTTAACAGATATACTTGATGTGTCATTATTAAAAGAACCAAATACTTTTACATCATTTTGGCCATCTAAATTACCAGCTGCTAAATGCTCCATGAATAAATTGCCAAGTTCGTAGAATTTTAAATAGGATGCTATTAAATCCGTTCCTGTTTCAGTTCTAACTTGACTAATTAAAAATCTTACTCCAACATCTCCGCTCTCTGGCATTGTTGGAGATGTCCAATTAACTATTATATTACTGACTGTTCCACCAGCAGCAGGCAAAATTGAAGAACCTCCAGGTATTACAAATTTATAATAGTTAAAAGTAGTTTCCCAAGTTTGAGCAGTAAAGGTGTGCTGAAATCCATTGTAAGTAACATCTCTTTTTAACCAATATTTTACATGATTTATTTTAACGTAATTAATTATACCGTTAAATGTTCCACTCGGATCAAAGGTTAATTGTTGCGTTGATACACATACTATTCTTTCGTAGTATTCCCCTGTTGCAGTAATAGTATAAGTATCACCACCCATTTTTAAAACTAATGTACCACTTGTAACTTCAATTCCAAAGCTCACATAATAGGTTGCTCCATTGGTTGGAGTAAAATTAGTATATACTAAATCTCCCGTTGCATTCGTTGCTTTTGCATGACCAAGTGCAGCACCTCCACCATCGGAGAAAGTCCATCCAGAACCAAGTGTCCATGTATTGACTTCTGGTGAACGGTTGGCAGTTAAAAAATCAATCAATGGCACTACAATAGGTCTTAACTCAATAACAAAGCTACCTTCAACAATATGCGGAGCGATTGTACTACTTCCTACTTGACTATCTCTATATTTCATTATAGAGGTGTAAGTAATTGTTGCCTCATTATTATTATAATCAAGGTCATTAGCTGTAAAAAACTCTGTGTTTAAATTATTAAATATTTTACCAGACAATAAATTAACAGATGCTATATGTTCATATTCAACATCTAAATCTTTTATATGCCCATAATATCCCCATCTGCCACCACTAAATCTTAATAGTTTATTTGAGCCGCTATAATTGTCATTTAATAAAGTAGGTAAAAAACTTGTAGCTTGTTGTAATGTACTTGATAAATAATAAATAAATAATAATACTGGACTTTCAAGATACATATTAGGCTGAATCATGTAAAACTTTCTGTCTGAAAAGAAAAATCTCATCCCCAATGGACTCATAATTCTTTTTAAGACATCGTAACATTTCATGTACGTTATATTGTCTTTTGTGTCAACAGTATAAAATACTTTATGATTTACACGCATTCTAAGAAGCGGATCAATAGATGTTGAATAAGTCCAACTATCTTCATGCCAATTAAAGGCAGTAGCTAAAATACCTACACTTGTGCCGTATATTTCTTGAACGTATGTAAGTTTTTGTAAACAATTATTTACATGATTTACAATAGTATCATCTCCTTGATAAACATCATAGCCATCTGGCTTATAATCAATTCCTTTTAGCCATCCTATGCCATCAACTGCATTAATAGTGTAAGCATATCCAACGGATAACGGCACATCATCAAATTCTACTAAATCAGCTAATATAAATCCATACCAATAAAAGTTTGGACTATCTGCTGCATCATGCCCTATTAAAGTAATAGTAAATCTACCTTCTGGTGCTACTAAAAAATCATCTAATAAGTCTTGTATTGCTTCTGTATTGATAATAATAGTAAACTTGAAATTACTGGCAATTATAGGAGCATATCTTTCTAAACCATTTTCAACTTCAGACTGCCATGTAATTGCAGCATCAAGCATTTCTACTTCTGTTGTAGCACCAGAAAATACTGTGTCATTTATTGACAAGGTATATTTGCGGCTTTTTTCTGAATAAAAAGTAGATGTGTACCTTGATGCCATTATCTTATCCTTGTGTTTACATTTCTTGCTTTCTCCATTATTACAATTAAATCCGCACCGCTGACACGAGTCGATAAAATATATGGAGAACCGCCACCATCTAACATCCCTTTTAACTTTGACAAAGGAGCAATTACTTCCGGATCAACCCTTGAGTTTTTGTTATCTCCCACCATTGCGATAGTTGGAGCATAGGCAAGACCACCTTGTGCAAGTTTAGGTAATCCTATCTTTGAAATTAAACTTGTAAATAATCCCGATGCCAATGCTCCAGCAGCACCGGCAACTGCAACACCGACTGGGCCTAAAGTACCAGCAGGCCCTTTTAAAGTATTTGAAACTGCAGCTGCTACACCTTGTTGTATCAATGACTTTATAATACTTAAACCACCTTTTACAACGGCATTAGCAAAATCATTAAATGAACCTATACCTTTTTCAAACTCATTTGCTAAAACTCCAATACCAGATGATATTGCAGAATTAATATTTATAGATGCGTTACCTAATTCATTCATCTTTAATCCTAAAGATTCTATTTCAGTTTTAAAAGCTACAATAGCAGGAATAGGAGGAACAAATTTTGTAGTAGCATCGTTTAGTGCTAATGTTGTTTCTTTTAATCTTTCTGCTTCAGCAGTTACACTACTTAATTTTGTTGGCAATACATCTAATGTTGGAAGCATAGCAGTAATACCTAAAGCTTGTGTAGCTGGTTGTAATGCAGTTGCACCACCGCCTCCTCCGCCTGGTGTTGTTGTAGTGGTTGTTGTTGTAGTAGTAGGTTCAGTAGGTGTAACAATAGTACCAGCCTTTTTACTTACGGTAAACAATGAAGCAAGTTTGCCTTTTAAACTGTCAACTGTTTGACCTATTGTTTTAAACTCTGTCGCTACTACTCTTTGCTCTTCTTGGTAAGTAGTTAATCCTCTTAAATCAAATAAATTTAATCCTAATGCTTTTTGTAAATAGTCAATATTTTTTAAAACATTAGCTACTCCTTTACCTACGGAGTTTTTAATATTTATCCATATATTTTTAAATCTATCTGTGAAGGCTTGCCAGTTATCATAAACATATAATGCAATAGCACCAATAGCAGCAATTAAGGCAGTAACTACTAAAATCATTGGATTGGCAGCTAAATAGCTAAATGCCTTACTTATATTTCCTATTGCTTGTACTATTAATTTTGAGGCTCCTGCTAATGCTCCAAAAGTAGTAATCATTTTACCTACTATAAATATTGCTGGACCAATCGCAGCAACAATTAAACCAGCATATACAATAAAGCTTTGTGTTTCTGGATTTAATTTTTTAAAGCCTTCTACTAAATAATTTAATTTATCCGATAAAGCTATAAAAATTGCCTCCACATTTAAACTTGTATTTATTACCTTACCAAGTTCAGCTAATGATGCACCTACATTGTCTTTTAAATTATCAAAAGCATTACCAAGGCCTCCCTTTGCTCTTTCTAATTCTCCTAACGCACTTACAGACCTTGTTATAAAGTCTTCTGCACTAATACCCATTTTATTTATTGCCTCTGCCGTAACTACTCCAAATTCATTTTTCATTACATCGGCAAACTCTGGCAACCTTCCTTTTATCTGATTAAGGTCTTCTTGTGTAACTTTACCTACTGCACTAATTTGACCTAACGCAACAATAACTCCATCAAATGTTTCAGCTCCCTCTCCTGCTCTTGCAGTTGCATTTCCAAACTGTGTAATAGTTTCGCGAGCAATATCAGCAGACATTCCAACAGATTGTAAAGTAGCCGAAGCTTTTACAACTTGAGGTAAAGCAAGACCAGGATTTTCGGCAACAACTCTTAATTTATCTAACTCCTCCTTTGCCCCTTGCGTACTACCCATTATGGCAATTAATCCATTTTCCAGTTTCTCCATGTCGGCAAATGCCTTTAATGAAGCTGCACCAACACCAAGTAAAGGCAGAGTTAATGACTGTGTCATAGTGCTGCCGATAGACTGCATCTGTGAGCCAAACCTTGCCATACTACGCTCAACCTTGCCAAGTTCTTTTTCAAGATTACTTACATCAATGCCAAGTTTTAAATTCAGTTTACCTAATGCCATTATCTACTCTTTATCCCATTTCTCAAAAATTGACTTGTCAACTTCTGACAAACTTCTTTTAGTTGGTTTTACGTTATCTGTCTCCCAAGGAAATTCAATCAAATCTTTAGGCTTAATTGATTTGCCTTTTGCCGTATGAACATTTAATAAAAGTGTTGTTTGCCACCTGGCTCTTTCCCACTCAAATTGCTGTTCTATTTCAAATTGGTTATTATAACCTTGCATAGCTATAATAACCTCTCTTAGTGTCATCTCATAGTATTGCGGAGGGGAAAATCTTAATACTCCAAAGCAAAAACGCTCAATATAATCAAGCGTTAATTCTGCTCCTCCGCTATCTCGTTTTTTCTTTCCGGATCTTCTGGTACTGAAATCTCATTTGTTATCAGCTCCGTTATCCTGTTTATTCCTCCCTTGTCTAAATCTACTAAGTCGCAAAACTTTTCTAAGGTATATGGACACTTCTCTCCCTTTGCCTTGTAACCTGCCTGTACACCAGCAAAGGCAAGTTCAAGAGCAAATAGGAGGTCTTCGCCAAGTTGGGAGAGGTCACTTAGCTTAAGATTCCTCTCCCGTAAAAATGTACCTAACACGAACATACCAAACTTAACTGGTATGTCCGCATTAGCTATTTTTATTGTTTTCATGTTAGGTAATTTTTATTATGCTTTTGTTGTCTTCGCGATTGCACCTGTCACCTCAAAAGATGCAGAGTAGCTTGTATTCTCTTCCACTGCGGCATTAAGGTCTAATGATGTACAGATGGCTTGCATTGTAAACACATTATCTCCGCTGACATCGGTAGTAAACTTAATAGTCAATGCTGTGCCCGATATTAAGTCGGTAAAGAGATCATCAAACAAGTAGTTTGTAGATGAATCACCAGGCCCTGCATACAATGCCTCTGTGGACAGTGTGCCAGATAACTGACCCTTTTTTACTTCTCTCCATCCTCCAGCTGCGGAATCCTTTGTAAGAATTTCACGCATAGCTGCGGAGATGTTCATTTGGCAGGATGTCGCGTAACCGATTGCAGTTGAATCTTTATACAAGCGCATCAACGTACCGTTAATTATTCCAGTTGTTGCCATTTTATTATTTTTTAGCTTTTGACAAATCTATATTAACATCTATTTTTTCCAATTCATTCTCATGCTCAAAATATTCCATAGGCATTGGCACAGGAATATAAATAGGTTGAGGTGCCTCTTGCACTTGTTTTTCTGGCATCTGCTCAACTACAAAGTCATCATCAAGATGCTCGGCAATGCCATCTGCAACAAGTTGCTTGCCAAAGTCGGAAAGGAATACTCCTGTTGCGCCTACTGGCTTGCCGTTCCAAGTTTTTATTAATCTTAGTTTCATAATTATCGTTTCATTCTTGCCATAAAATCAACTGACATCCAATATACATTTAGCGTAGGATTGTAAACCTGTGAATCGCTGGACATATATTTAATCGTTTGAACACTTATACCGTTTACTGTGCCTACAAATCTATCTAAGCTATTTCTGATGTTGTTTGCAAGCTCTTGCGTACTATCATAACTTTGAGTGTAACAGTCTATTTGTATTTGTACTTCTTCCAAATTACTTTGACCATCTTTAAAATCAATAGCAGTAGAGTTAATGATAGTGTAAACACAGAAGGGATATTGAACATCTTGAGGAGTTAAATCTGGATAAATCTTTTGCCCTACAATCGCTATGACTGTTGGCTCTGTACTTAACCTTCCGTATATTAGCTTTCCTATCATAATACTTGCCAGAATTTTTTAGGTCTCTCTTGCATAATAAATATACATTC